AAACTTTTAGATACCTTGTAGACACCTGCATAACGAATCAACTCAGCGATGTCTATGGTAGGTCTTTTGGTTTTAAAGTCGAGATAAACGCAGTGCGCATAGGCTTCGATCTCATCCCGACCAGCATGATAATCTCTGTTATCGTCTATGCGTTTTACACCTGTTTTCTTGTAGTGTACCTTGGTGGCACTGTATTCTTCTGGCTTACCATAGTACTGTTTACAGTGGATAAGTTCGTGCATGACAACTTGAATAGTTCTATACTTAAAACGATTCCATGATGATTCTGTAAATTTATGTGTGTTGAAAGATGCGTCTGGACTACACCAAATATCCAACTCTGAGTACTCGTGGTCAGTATAATATCCACCACCAACAGCTATGTTCTTTGTTGGCTTCTTTTCTTTGTGCCACTTAATGCGGAAACGCCACTTCTTGAAGTAATTCCTCAAGCCAGTGGCGTCATTTTTGTACTTATCTAAATCGTCCCAAACTTTAGCTGGGATAAACTTTGCCCTGAATGGGCGGTCTTCAAAATTTAACATATCAACAAAATCGAAATGTAAACTTTGAAGGTAGTTCATGATACTCTACCCGAAAAGAGACTCCAAATCGACTGCTTGCGTTTTCTCGAAGTGATCATCGAACATTTCCCTTGCTTGTCTTGGTAAAGATGGGTCAAAATTAGACTTAGTTTTTAACTCATGTAGATATCCAGTTGGCTTTTGTTCAGCCAAGTCGATATAATGCTGGGCGATAACCTTGCGGTCAAATTGCTTGATCAATTCATAGTTATTTAGTTGAATCTGTCTGTAGTCAGCTTCGCTCATATCACAGAAGTTAGCGATCGCTTCGCCATATTGTTTCGGTGTAGATCCCTTTTTGATCATGCAGTAGTTTACGCCTGCCTTTAGAACCACCCCCATACCATCTTCATTATCGGAGACCCCGTAGTTGATAGCAATTGGGACGGTGCCAATTCGCATAGCATCGATGACAACCCGATTAAAATGCTCACCAAAAGTATTAGACCAAGAAGGATCGACCAAGAATTTTGAGGTAGAAAGAATTTCATCACGTTTTTTTCCAGAGATAAATCCAAGATATTCGAAGTTACCAGAGTTCTCGGCATTCTCCCAGATACGCTTACCTTCTCTATCTGGTGTCACGTTTGGATCATAGTCTTTTGTGGCGAAGTACTCTTCCTTACACTTATCTTTAGACATCATGTAAGCTGCCTCAATACCATAACCACCGACCAGTGTTTTAACAGCTGGCATGTAGGGAACGGAACGAATTAAATCATCGACACGCTTCCACCGCTTGAATGTTTGGATGGAGAGAACCTTATTCTCACGACCAGCGAATGGTGGAGTTTCTGGGATACCAGAGATATCTTGTGGGTTTAAAATAAGAGCACGAGGAACATCCATAAAGTCAGCTGAATTATATGCTGCTGGATGTACGCATGCTAAACCTGTTAAGTGTTTCTCATACAACTGTATCCATGGATACAGTTTCTTCAGATTGGCATCATGAATAATTGCGATCTGCTTAGTAGTTACCTGTTCAAGCATTGGTAACCAGTTCAGATCTTTTTCAGTTTCTTTGTTCTTGAACCCGAAGATAGATTGCCAGATAACTAAGTCATGTTTATTGGCGTCAGCTACGAAAGCATTAATAGACTCTTTAACTTTATACGAATAATATGGCGCTAACCAACCATCACCTTGGTGTACAGGAAACCCTGAACCAATACCAATCTCATAACCTTCTTTTAGGTTTGTTGGAATCTCAGCCAGTTTAACTGTCTTGTTTGGTTTGAGGTAAGCAAATGTTACCTCGTGACCAAGTTCTTTTAATCCAGCCATGAGATGCTCACAGTGGTTAATAATTCCTCCAAAGTTATTGAAGGTATGCATTACCATCATAATTTTCATATGTTATCCTTAACCAAAAAATTCATCTAGTGTTGTGGCAGCTGCATCTGGATGGTACTTCAATAATTTCTCGCGACCGAGTTTAGATTCACAGTAGTCATACCACTCTTTATCTTCCCACATTCCTGCACTAATACCATTCCACAACTTGCGTTGTTCAGGATGCTCTTTGTTTAGTCGACGAGATTCAACATAGTCAAATCGAGTATCTTCATATTGTTTACTACCAAGTTCTAACATCTTTTCACGGAAATAAACAACCAAAGAGATACGCTCAGAACCTTCGGCGCATTTAATTTCAGTGTTTCCATGCATCACTTCATGGTTGTTGATCAGAAGCAAATCTCCTGGACGAACATTAACTGCCACTCGATACTCAGGCGCAATCAAATATCCACCAGTATAGTTACCATCATTGGATAGTGTTAACAGGTTAGACAATCCACTGTTTAAATCGCCAGCATCATAGTGTGCCGCAGTACGGAATGTTTTATTAACAGTAATTGTGGTGAACGGTGTCTCAGGAACTAAGAATGCTGGATCAACTTTCTTTGCTGCTTCCATTTGATTATTGTAACGCCAAGGAAGTAATTCTTTAAATCCACGTGACAATGATTGTAGGAATGGATATGACATTTTAAACTTCTCAAAACTATTGGCAGTATAAGAAGTGGCACGACCATAAGGGATACGTGGGTAACGATCAAACCAACCAGCGATACCTGAATTAACAGCAGTACCATAGGTAGTTAAACTCATCATCTTCATAACTTCTTCAGTTGCCTCTGCACGGGCTGCTCGATCCAAAGGTTTGATAGAATCCAACCATGCTTCGAAATCGAACTGCCCACCACGATACCGAGAGATTACCCAAACATTATTTTTACCTTGTCCGCCAGCACGCTTTTTATCTTCAAGTGTTGGGTACTTGGCACGAATAGCATCAATCACATCATTTTCATCAAGCGAAGCATTACGATTTGAGATTAACGCAGAAGTCATTTCGTCTTGGTAATTCGTGACCCATTCACGACCTTCGTCTGTCGCGATAACACCTTCTTTAATACCTGACGCAATACCCCTGTTTTCTGTGCGGGTGGCTGCTTCACGCAATCCGCGATAAGCCATTTCTTGTTCTTCTTTCGAAAAGAAGTTCTTACGAAATTTAAGAATAATTCGCTTCTCGTCTGTTCCAGTTTCACAGGTCGAGCATTCGCGATCGCATTCCGCTTGAGAACCAAGGTCGCAATCGGGTGGCGCATAAACATCACAGTCTTCTTCAATAAGGATATCATAATGTCTTTCATCTACGAATTTCCCAATTAGTTCTGTGCAGTCATATTTTCTATCTGCTACAATTACCTTAACCATATCTTTCTCCTAAAACTTAAATCCTTCAAAATCGTCAGGCTTAATACGTTTACCGAAATCAGGTTTATCAGACATAGGTTTACTATCCTGTCCAGATTCTGAGATGTTTTCTTGAGCCGATAATTCTACATTATACAACTTCATCTTGGATCTGTCAACCCCAATCACAAACTTCTTAAAATAACTTGGATCCCCATAACGATTCTTTAGTTGTTTCACCAACAACTGACCAAGACCTTCTAATTCCTCTGAGGAAATTAACGCAAACATAAAGTCAACTGTTGCTGGCAAACCAAATGATTCTGAAGTATCTGTCAATTCAACATCTGTATTGGAAAAACCTGATCGAGTTGTTTGAGTTGCCGAAAGAATAGGAACTGCATATTCAACTGCCAATCCTCTCAACTCTTCTGCGATGCTCTTAATATATGTATAAGAATTTACATTCGCTCCCTGCTTCATTCGAGAAGAAGAACAAATGTTCAGATAGTCAATAATAACCATGTCTGGGATAAACTTCTTCTTAGTCTTCAACTCTTCCAACAAACCTTTAAAGTGTCCTGCATGGGCACCTGCCGTTGGATATTCTTTAATGATCAACTGACCTTGAGTCTTGGTAGATACTTTATTAAATCGTTTCTGATATAATTCGCGATCAATAATCTTCAACTCATCCATACCAATGTTCATTAAGTTGGCATCGATACGCTCTGCGATTCTTTCCTCAGCCATTTCCATAGTAATGTAGAGAACATTCTTTCCCTGCATTAAACTAGATGCTGCCACGTGACACATAAACAATGATTTACCAACCCCTGTTCCAGCCAAAACTACATTCAAAGTTTTCTTTGACAATCCACCTTTGGTAATTTTGTTAAAGAGATCTAAGTCGAAAGGAATCTTTTCTTCCACTCGATGAT